AATAATCACATAAGGAGGAACTAAAAATGTCTAGTCTCAGAACAATCACAGGATTTAAAGAAAGACTTGCTGGTGGTGGCGCAAGACCCAATCTATTTGAGGTTGAAATCCCCTCTTTCCCAGCACCTATTACCAATCTATGGAAAGCAGGTGCTGGTCAAGAAATTGACACCTTCAAATTCTTATGTAAAGCAGCTGCACTTCCAGCATCAAACGTTGCACCAATCGACGTTCCATTTAGAGGACGTATTTTAAAAGTTGCTGGAGACAGAACTTTTGATACCTGGACTATTACTATTATCAACGACGAAGATTTCAAACTGAGATCTGCATTTGAACTCTGGATGAACAGTATCAGCAAACTGGATAATAACAGTGGTGCAACTAATCCAGGTTCTTATATGACTGATGCTTATGTTCATCAACTTGGAAGAGGATATAATGCTCCATCCCTTAATAATGGCAGATTCTCTACCACAAACAATGGTGGAAATGACGCAACATTAGAAACTAACATCACTCCACTAAGAACTTATAAGTTCCATAGCATTTTCCCAACAAATGTTAGTGCGATTGATCTTTCATATGATTCTTCGGATACTATTGAAGAGTACAGCGTAGAATTCCAAGTTCAATACTGGACTGCAGGAAAAGGTGCGAATAAAAATGACGCAACCAACACTTTGATTAGTTGATAAATATTAGAATAAAGACTAATCAAATATAAATTATGACAAGATTATTTGGATTCTCTATTGAGGATAACGAACCACTATCTCCAACTACGGTCAGTCCTGTTCCTCCTAATAATGAGGACTCTTCTGACCATTATTTGAGTAGTGGTTTTTTTGGTTCCTATGTTGATATTGAAGGAGTCTACAGAACAGAATTTGATCTTATTAAAAGATATCGTGAAATGGCACTGCACCCAGAGTGTGATAGTGCCATTGAAGATATTGTAAACGAAGCAATCGTATCAGACACAAATGATACGCCAGTAGAAATCGAACTTTCAAACCTTAATGCCAGTGACGGCATTAAGAAAAAAATTAGACAAGAATTTAAATATATTCTTTCACTTTTAGATTTCGATAAAAAGTCTCACGAAATTTATAGAAACTGGTATATCGACGGAAGAATTTATTATCACAAAGTAATTGACCTCAAGAGCCCTCATGAGGGAATTCAAGAGTTGCGTTACATAGATCCGATGAAGATGAGATATGTGAGGCAGCAAAAGAAAAGTAGCAAAGACAAATATAGAGTAGCAAATATAAATGTAGATAATCCCATGGATTTTGAATTTCCTCAAATTGAGGAATATTTTATTTACAATCCAAAGTCAACTTATCCTGCAGGTAGTCCCTCATCTATGGGTGGATCTGCAGGTATCAAAATGGCAAGAGACTCTATTACTTATTGCACTTCTGGACTTGTAGATAGAAATAAAGGGTCAACTCTTTCATATCTACATAAAGCAATTAAGTCACTCAACCAGCTAAGAATGATTGAGGACTCTCTTGTTATCTATAGATTATCTCGTGCTCCTGAGCGTCGTATTTTCTACATTGATGTAGGTAATCTTCCAAAGGTAAAGGCAGAACAATATCTTCGCGATGTTATGATGCGTTATCGTAACAAACTTGTGTATGATGCAAACACTGGCGAAATTCGTGATGATAAGAAGTTTATGGCGATGCTTGAAGATTTCTGGTTGCCAAGAAGGGAAGGTGGTAGAGGAACTGAAATCTCAACACTTCCAGGCGGACAGAATCTTGGAGAAATCACAGACATTGAATACTTCAAGAAAAAACTTTATCGTTCATTGAATGTTCCCCCATCAAGAATGGACGGAGAAGGTGGATTTAATCTTGGTCGTTCTTCAGAAATCTTGAGAGATGAAGTTAAGTTCAGTAAATTCGTATCTCGTCTGAGAAAGAGATTCTCTTATATGTTCCATGATATGCTTAAGACTCAACTGATTCTTAAAAATATCATCACCCCAGAAGACTGGGATATTATGCAAGAGCATATCCAATATGATTTCTTATATGATAATCACTTTGCTGAACTTAAGGATGCAGAACTTCTCAACGAAAGATTGAATATGGTTCAAGTTGCAGAACCTTATATTGGAAAATATTTCTCCCAGGACTATGTAAGACGTAAGATTCTTCGCCAAACTGACGAAGAGATTGTCGAGCAAGATAAGATTATTAAAAAAGAAATTGAAGATGGTATTATTCCAGACCCTAATGTTCCCGTAGATCCTATGACAGGAATGCCTATGGAACCAGGAATGCAACCTGGAGCATCAGGAATGGATCTTGGACAACCAGTAATGGAACCAGAAATTAATGCTGCTCCAACGGAACCAAACACAAAAGCAGTAGAAATGCCCAAGGGTGGGGAAATATAAATAAAAAAGATTATTGACAGGTATTAAAATGGATGATCTTTTAGATATGATTGCTGCTGACGAATCACCTTCGCAGATTAGTGATAAGATTAAAGAACTTCTTTTTGCAAAATCCGCAGAAAAAATTGATGAGTTTCGGCCAGCAGTAGCAAATGCAATGTTTAATAACGAAACAGAAGAGGAAGAATGAAGTCATTCAAACAATTCATCTCAGAATCAGTAAATATTTCCGGAGATTTTAACGGAAATATTTACATCAATTCTTCTGAACCAGAACCACAACAGGTTGGTGAAGAATATGTTGCGGATGTTTTGTGGAATGGCAGTCTTTATAGAATGGAACTCGTATCAAATACTGGAGTTCCATCAAAACAATCTTTAGGTGAAGAATTGCAAGCAGAATATCCAGGAGCAATTGTTCACCAGATTTATCCAGTAATGGAAAAGAATATTAACATTAAAAATACGCAAAGATATCACCCATCAAAATTAGAATGGATTGATTGATTTATGGCTCAGTGGAATATAACAACCCAAGATTACTTAAATCAAGAAAGAAGTCTTTTTGAGGTTAATGGTGTTGCAACAAGAGATGGAAAAATTGTAGATGAGTACAATAGATTTCCAGTTAGCATAAATTCTGATGCTTTTGGAAGAACAAGAGTATCAAATCCATTAACACTTTTTGATTCTTCTCACCGATATAGAGATAATAATCTGTGGAATAGTTTAGTCATAGGAACTGGTTCTACTGTTGGATTTGCAACTACATCAGGTTTAATCAATATGACTGTGGGTGTTGGAAGCACATCATCAGTTATTAGAGAAACCACAAAAGTATTTTCATATCAACCAGGAAAATCTCTGTTGACTATGAATACCTTTGTATTGAATCCACCAAAAGAAAATCTAAGGCAAAGAGTTGGGTATTTTGGTGCTGATAATGGAATATATTTTGAGGTTGATGGAACTACCGCATATTTTGTAGAGAGAAGTTTATCATTAGGAACAGAGACAAGAGTTTCTCAGTCAAACTGGAATATTGATAAGTTAGACGGAACAGGTGTTTCTGGAATTACATTAGATTTAACTAAGGCACAAATCCTTTGGATGGATATTGAGTGGTTAGGACTTGGAAATGTAAGACTTGGATTTATAATTAATGGAAAGTTTATTCACGCACATACTTTCCAACACGCAAATATAATTCAATCAACCTATATTACAACAGCATCATTGCCTTTGAGGTATGAAATTGAAAATACAGGAATTACTACAAGTTCAAGCACACTCAAACAAGTTTGTTCTACAGTTATTTCCGAAGGTGGTTATGAACTTCGTGGATTACAACAGACAATCACCATTCCAATCAATACTCCAAGAACATTAGGAACTGCAGGAACATTTTATCCAGTAATCGGTTTGCGTCTCAAAACATCACCAAATCGTTTAGATGCGATTGTAATTCTTACCGCACTTTCAATTATGCCAATTACTACTGGAAACTTTAATTGGCAAGTAAGAGCATCTGGAACTACTACTGGTGGAAGTTGGGTAAGTGCTGGTGTTGATAGTGCTGTTGAATATAACATTACTGGAACTTCTTATACTGATGGAAGAATACTTGCGAGTGGATTTTTCAATGCTACAAATCAAGGAGCATCTCAAGTTGATATTCTCAAAGAAGCACTCTTCAAGTTTCAGTTGGAAAGAAATGGATTGGATTCAACTCCTTATGAACTCACACTTGTGATTGCTTCTGATGGTGATAATGATACTGTTGTTGCTGCAATGGACTGGGAAGAAATTAGTAGGTAATTTGCAATTTATAAATAAATAAAAGTGTATTATTAAAAATAATGGCTCATAGACCAATTGGTGCTGGAGCTTCATTTGCATTTTCTGCAGGTGCTGCATCCACATCCTCAGCATTTTCAGTTCAATCTAATGTATTAAGAGTAGTTGCCGTTGGCGCAGCTGCTCACGTTGCTATTGGTACTGGATCAGCAGCATCGACAACAGATTATTATATTCCATCAGGTCAATCAGTAACTCTTGGTCTCACCAAGGCTTCTAATAGAGTTGTTGGAATTACAACAGGAACAACTACAACAGTAATAGTACCCGAAGGAACACAAGTTCCATTTGGGGTTGGCGAGTTTGTTTCAATATCAGCAACTGGTCAACCATATTACGACATTTCTCACGCTGCAGTCCTTTCTGTTGATACCACAACAAATTTTAATGGGTATCATCAAACAAGAATGGTGATTGATTATAACTCATCAGGAATTTCAACTGCTTTCGGTGCTTCATATGCAGATGTGAAACTATCACAAAAAATCTCTGCATATGGTGCTGGCGGTGCAGGAGTTCTTTATTACCAACAAGTACAAATCACAGGTCAAGCATAATGAAACTTATTACCGAAGAAATCGAATCAGTAGAAGTCCTTACCGAAACGGTCAACGGTAAGAAGACTCTTTATATTCAAGGACCTTTCTTACAAACAGAAAAAACAAACCGTAACAATAGACGTTATGGACGTGTTGTAATGGAAAGAGAGGTAAAGCGTTATACCGAGCAATATATTTGCAAAGGTCGTGCTCTTGGAGAACTTGGACACCCCGATGGACCAACTGTAAATTTGGATCGTGTTTCACACAAAATTATTTCACTTGAGCAAAGAGGAAATGATTTTATTGGAAAGGCACAAATCCTTTCAACTCCTATGGGGAAAATCGTAGAATCACTCCTCAAAGATGGAGTTTGTCTCGGTGTTTCTTCTCGTGGTATTGGTTCAGTAAGACAACATCCAAGTGGATATATGGAAGTCGGTGAGGACTTCATGCTTGCAACTGCAGCAGATATCGTGGCTGACCCTTCCGCACCTGATGCATTTGTTCAAGGAATTATGGAAGGTAAAGAGTGGGTATGGGATGGAGGAATGCTTCGCGAAAAAATGGCGGAGCAAACTCAAAGAAGAATTAATACTCTGGTAGATGAAAAACTTCTAGGAGAGTATAAGTTAAGTTTATTCAATGAGTTCCTAAATTCATTGTAATTAATTAAATTATAAATAAATATAGTTTATAACGTAAGGTTAAACGGAGAGTTCAAATGTCTCGTGGAGATTTACAAGAAATGGAAGTAGGCACTAAGCAATCCAGAACCGCTGTTAATGCTAATGCCAAAGCAGCGGATGCGATGCCACACCTATCTGGGTCAACCCCAGGACAAACTGGTGGTTGGGAAGATCTCGGTGGTCCTGATCCTACCAATTATCGCCCCACCGATGATTCAGCAAAAATCAAAACACCTGGACAAACACTTAAGCAAGTTAAGGATGTTGTTAATAAAGGTGCCAAGGCTGCTGAAGCAATGAAGGGTGTTAAGGAAGATGAAGAGTTTGAATATGATGAAGACGAAGAACTTCTAGAAGCTATGCACGAAGAAGACGGCGAAGAAGAAGGTAGCAAGAAAAAAGGTAAAAAGAAAGGAAGTGACGAAGAGAACGAAGAGAACGAAGGTGACGAAGGTGACGAAGAAGATGATGAAATGAAAGAAGAGTTTAGCATCGAAGAAGATGTTAACGCTCTTCTAGATGGTGAAGATCTTTCTGAGGAATTTCAAGAGAAAGCACGCACAATCTTTGAAGCCGCTATTCGTTCAAAAGTTTATGAAATTCAAGAGTCTCTTGAGGAGCAATATGCAGTTGCTCTTCAAGAGGAAGTAGAAGAAATTAAGTCTGAACTTTCTGAGCGTGTTGACGCATACCTTGAGTATGTTTCTGGCGAGTGGATGGAAGAAAATGCACTCGTCATCGAAAACGGTCTTAAGACCGAAATGACCGAATCATTCCTCCAAGGAATGAAGGGTCTTTTTGAAGATCATTATGTATCAATCCCTGAAGATAAATATGATGTGCTTGAGAGCATGGTAGAAAAACTTGATGAAATGGAGACAAAACTCAACGAGCAAATTGAGAGAAATGTTTCCCTTAACAAGCGTCTCGCAGAGTCGGTTGCTGATGGAATCTTTGAACAGGTCGCTGATGGTCTTGCAGACACTCAGAAAGACAAGCTCGCTTCACTTGCCGAAAGTGTTGAGTTTGAAAGTGAAGAAGAATATCGTGAAAAACTGGAGACATTGAGGGAATCATATTTCCCATCAAGAGCAGTTTCTCCATCTGCAAGAACTGAAACTCTGTCTGAAGGTTTAGATAGTTCACCAGAAACTATTTCTGGTTCAATGGCTACCTATCTGAAGACTCTTTCAGCATTCCGCAAATAATTGAATTTAATATAATTCAAACCCAAAAACAAACACTTAGTAAAAGGTAAAAAGCAAATGTTCCATTCCGAGCATCTGCAGGAAAAGTGGGCACCTCTCCTCAACTATGAGGGTCTTGATTCAATCAAAGATTCTCATCGTAAAGCGGTAACCGCAGTCCTGCTCGAAAACCAAGAAAGATTTTTAAGAGAGCAATCTGCATTTGAGCACGGCTCAATGCAGAACCTAATGGAATCACCAACCATGTCAGCTAATGCTGCTGGTGCTGGCGGTGGTTTCGGTGGTGGTGCTGGTCTTGCTGGTGGTCCTACCGCAGGTTTCGATCCCGTACTGATCTCGCTGATCCGTCGTTCGATGCCTAATCTGATCGCTTATGACGTTGCTGGCGTTCAGCCAATGAGCGGTCCTACTGGACTCATCTTCGCGATGCGCTCCCAGTACTACAAAGAGGGTGCAAGAACTGAAGCATTCTATAATGAAGCTGATTCTGCATTCTCCGGTCAAGACTACGGTTTTGATGAATCTGCTGGATTTACCGATGCTAACGTCGGTATGGGTACTACTACTCAATCAGGTGGTAACCCAAGTGTACTCAACCCAGTTGGAACCGCTACCTCAACGGCATATAATGTCGGTCAGGGAATGGTTACCGGTGATGCAGAAAACCTTGACGGTACTGCTAACGATGCATTTAACCAGATGGCTTTCTCAATCGAGAAAGTCACCGTTACTGCAAAGTCACGTGCTCTGAAGGCCGAGTACTCACTTGAGCTCGCTCAGGACCTCAAGGCAATCCACGGTCTGAATGCTGAAGCGGAACTCGCAAACATTCTCTCAACTGAGATTCTTGCTGAGATCAACCGCGAAGTTATTCGTACCATCTATAAGGTTGCAGAACAGGGTGCTGTACAAAATACCGCAACTCCTGGTATCTTTGACCTAGACATCGACTCCAACGGTCGTTGGTCGGTTGAGAAGTTCAAGGGTCTTCTGTTCCAGATTGAGCGTGATGCTAACGCAATCGCTCAGAGAACTCGTCGTGGAAAGGGCAACATCATCCTCTGCTCTGCAGACGTTGCTTCCGCTCTAACCATGGCTGGCGTTCTGGATTATACCCCTGCACTTAACGCTAACCTGTCTGTTGATGACACCGGCAATACTTTTGCTGGTACTCTGATGGGCAAATTCCGCGTTTACATTGACCCATATGCTGCTAACCTGACTTCGGGTAACACCACCCCAGGCAACCAGTACTATGTTGTCGGTTATAAGGGTTCTTCACCTTATGACGCTGGACTCTTCTATTGTCCTTATGTTCCTCTCCAAATGGTTCGTGCCGTTGGTGAGAACAGCTTCCAGCCTAAGATTGGCTTTAAGACCCGTTACGGAATGGTTGCAAACCCATTCGCTGAGGGCACCAATCAGGGTCTCGGTCGCCTACAGACCAACCAGAACCGTTACTACAGACGTGTTGCGGTCAAAAATCTCATGTAAATCTCATATGAGATTATTTGGAGGACCTCAAAAAGGTCCTCTTTTTTTATAAATATTGTAGTTAAAAACTTACGTGATATGTTTTATATTTACAAATCGACTAATAAAATTAATAATAAATTTTACATAGGCAGATGTAAAGGTCCTATCGAAAATAGAGAATATAAACACTGGTGGTACGCTTCTAATAAAAATAGTAATGCACCTTTTCCAAATGCTTTACGCAAATATGGAAGAAATGCCTTTACGTGGGAAATAATAGAACAAACTGAAGAATATAATAATGGAGAAAGAGAGATTTATTGGATAGATAATCTAAAACCACATTATAATGCTACTTTAGGTGGAGATGGAGGAACTCTTGGTCGTTCATGCCCAGAGCACGTAAAAGAAGCAACAAGACAATCTAGAATTGTATCAGTTAAAGATAAAAAGACTGGAAAAATTTATACTTCTATGAAAGAAGCAAGAAAAGATACTGGAGTGTTAGAAAGTAGTATAAGCAGGTCTATAAAATATAATGGTCCTGGTAGCAGATGGGAAAGAGTTATCTAAATATTTAAAAAAATGGCAACAAACGCATATAAGAACCAAATTAAAAATAGAAACTTTTTATCCCCAACAGGATTTAAGTTCATTTTAAATAGAGCACCAGAGGTTGCGTTTTTTTCTAACTCAGCAAATATACCAGGAATAACACTTGGTATAGCAAATCAAAGCAACTACTTGAGAGACATTCCGCAACCAGGGGAGAAGTTAGATTTTGATGACTTCAATCTAAGATTTATGGTGGATGAAGATTTAGCGAACTATAATGAAGTTTCAAAATGGATGAGAGGACTTGGATTTCCAGAAAGTTTAAAAGAAATCTATAACTTACAAGAAGACAATCCAAATTTAAATCAACCAAACAAGACTCAACTTAACTTATACTCTGACGGAACACTAACTGTCTATAATAGCAATTTTAAACCAAACTTTAAGATTAAGTTTAGAGATATGTTTCCATATAGTTTGACAACTCTGGAATTTGATTCAACTCAAACCGATATCCAGTACTTTACTGCAGAGGTCAACTTCAAGTATACTATGTTTAACATCACCGATTTGGACGGCAATCCTTTATGAGTTTTGATTTAGATATGATCCAGAAGATGTGGGAACAAGATTCTAAGATTGATATGGATAATCTCCACACAGAGTCTACAAACATTCCCGTTCTTCACGCAAAGTATTTTGATCTTTATAATACAATTTTTCTATTGAGAAAAAAAGCAGAGCAACAAAAAAGAAATATTAGACACGAAAGATATGAATACTATTCTGGAAAATCCGATCCAGAAGTATATGTAGAAAATCCTTTTCCAAAAAAGATTCGCGATAAAGATACAATGCAAAAATATCTTGATGCTGATGAAAAACTTTCAACAGTATGTCTCAAAATAGATTACTACGATACAATGCTTACTTATATTGAGAGCATTTTAAAAATGATTCAGAACAGAACGTTTCAAATCAAAAATGCTATCGAGTTTATGAGATTTAACGCTGGACTAGGGTAAATAAATACTCATAGCAATTATGATGTTATGAGTGACGTAATTATTGAAAAAAAGAATGAGGTTTACATTAAACTACATTGTGAACCTCATATTTTATATGAACTTCAACCGTATTTTACATTTGAAGTTGAATCTGCAAAATTCATGTCCCAGTATAGAAGCAGACACTGGGACGGCAAGATTCGACTGTTAAGTACTCATACTGGAGAAATTTATGCTGGTTTGTTGGATAAAGTTATTGATAAACTAACTATCCACAACTACAAGTATGAGTTTAAAGAAAATAAATTTTATGGTATGCCTTTTGAAGTTGATGAAGGTGTATCATTTGAAGGTGTAAAAGATTATATGCAGTCTATTTGCTCACATAGTCCCCGTCAGTATCAGTTAGAGGGAGTATACGATGCTCTAAGACATAATAGAAAATTATTGATATCACCCACAGCCTCAGGTAAATCCTTAATGATTTACTCCCTCGTAAGGTATTACGCAGATAAAGGACAAAAAATCCTTCTAGTTGTTCCAACGACATCTCTTGTAGAGCAGATGTACAAGGATTTCCAAGATTATGGTTGGGATGCTGAGTCATATTGTCACCGTATCTATTCTGGTAGAGAAAAAACAAACGAACATCCTGTAACGATTACAACTTGGCAATCTGTTTACAAACTTGAACGTTCATTTTTTGAGGACTATGGAGTAGTTATAGGAGATGAAGCTCACCTATTTAAGAGTAAATCTCTTGTTGATATTATGTCTAAACTTCATCATGCCAAGTATCGTTTTGGATTTACTGGAACTTTAGATGGCACTCAAACTCACAAGTGGGTTCTTGAAGGATTATTTGGTCCTTCATATAAAGTTACTCGAACTTATGAGTTGATGGAGCAAGGACATATTTCCCAGTTAGATATTCGCTGCCTTGTTCTTAAACATAAACCACAAAAGTTTGAAACTTATGAGGATGAGATTCAATATTTAATTTCTCAAGAGCAAAGAAATAAATTTATTACAAATCTTGCTTTAGATTTGAAAGGAAATACTCTTGTCCTTTTTTCAAGGGTAGAAGCACATGGAGCAGTTTTATATGAAAAGATAAATAATACCAAGCGAGGTGATCGTAAAGTATTTTTCATTCATGGTGGAGTTGATACTGAAGAAAGAGAAATGGTTAGAGAAATAACAGAAAGGGAAAACAACGCAATCATTGTTGCTTCCTACGGAACTTTTTCTACTGGCATCAATATTAAAAATCTCCATAATGTTATCTTTGCATCACCAAGCAAATCACGTATTAGAAATCTACAATCAATTGGACGAGTTCTTAGAAAAGGAAAAAATAAAGTAAAGGCAGTACTTTACGATATTTCTGATGATTGCACTTATAACTCAAGAAAAAATTATACTTTAAATCATTTAATTGAAAGAATCAAAATCTATAATGAAGAAAATTTTAACTATGAAATAATTACCGTACAACTAAAAACATGATTGAAGAAGATTTTTACGCAACAGTAAAATTAAAATCAGGGGAAGAAATCTTTGCCAAAGTAGCAGCTTCAGAAGAAGAAGATAGAACTCTATTAATTATATCAAATCCAATTACAGTCAATGAAATTAAAGGTAGAACAGGAGTAGTTGGATATAAACTAGAACCTTGGCTTAAAACAACCAAAGAGGATATGTTTATTATCAATCTAGAAGATGTTCTCACTTTATCCGAATCTTCTGATGTTGAAATGATTATGATGTATCAAACATTTGTACGTCAAACCAATAAGAATGGTTCAAAACATTCAAAGATAAACAGAAGAATGGGTTACATCGCTAATGTCAATGATGCTAAAGAGATACTTGAAAAACTCTTTAAGAATAGCTAAACCCTGACCTTCAAACCCAACAAAGGTATTCTATCTGCATTTCAATACCTTGTCAAGCATATGCATAAGTGCTATAATTCATACATATTATGAGTTAACCTAATGATAACCACAGCAGTTATGACCAAAAGAAAGAGGTCAGAGCACTACGTAAACAACAAAGAGTTTCTTGCAGCACTGATCAAATACCGTGAAGACAAAGAGATTGCACTGATTCAAGGAAAACCAAAAC